AATATAGTTATATCTTTAAGGGATGACAGCACAAACGAGGTGGTTTTATTATATCCAACAGATGTTTTAAAAGTAAAAAATTACTTAGAAATAACTGATGTTTTTAACTTAAAAGAAGGGAGATTTTACGATTTAAAAGTGTACTATGGCGAATTTGAAAAAAGAGTTGATTTAGATTTAGGGAATTTAGAATCTATACAATGTTTAACAGCGTTATATCCTTACGATGATTTAGATATTATTTATAGAGATAAAATTTTCTGCACTATACAATCAACGGACCAAGTAAAAAACGAATACTACATGGTTAATAAAGATACTTACAAACCTCTAAGTGGTAATAACGATTTTATAATACTATGAGTAAACATATAAATAAATTTAGAAATACAAATACGCCAACAAAAAAAACAGAATCTAAAATTTCTTTTGTTAGTTTGGGAAGTTATAGTGCGCCAGAAATTGTAGAAAGTAAATCAAAAGATTATATTGAATTTGGTGCGGATAATAATTATTTTCAATATTTAATTGACAGGTATAATGGTAGCGCAACTAATGGTGCTGTTATAAATGCTATTGCTCAAATGATTTACGGTAAAGGATTGGATGCGACAGACAGCTCAAGAAAACCAGAATCTTACGCAAGAATGATTTCTTTGTTTAAAAAAGAAGAAGTTAGACGTTTAGCATACGATTTAAAATTGACAGGACAATGCGCAATGCAGATTATTTATTCTAAGGATAAAAAAACAATTCAAAAAGTAGAACATTTACCTATTGAAACTTTAAGAGCAGAAAAATGCAGTCCAGAGGATAAAGAAGTGCAAGCGTATTTTTACCACCACGACTGGCAAAACATAAAGCCAAGTGATGAGCCTCTAAGAATACCCGCTTTTGGTTTATCTGAAACCCCAAAACCTATTGAGATTTTATACGTAAAATTGTATAAAGCTGGGATGTTTTATTACGCAACTCCAGATTATCAGAGTGGCTTGCAATACTGCGAACTAGAGCAACAAGTTTCTAATTACCATATAAACAACATTACAAATGGTTTAGCACCTTCAATGTTAATTAATTTTAATAATGGTAAACCAGACGAAGAGGCTCAAACTTTAATTGAAAATAAAATAAAACAAAAATTCAGCGGAAGTTCAAACGCTGGTAACTTTATACTTGCATTTAACGACAGTAAAGAAGTTGCTGCCGATATTACACCAATACAATTAAGTGATGCAGCTAATCAATACGAGTTTTTAAGTGGCGAAAGTCAGAAAAAAATAATGGTTGCTCACAGAGTTGTTTCTCCTATGCTATTAGGTGTAAAAGATTCAAGTGGATTCGGTAATAATGCAGACGAAATAAAGACAGCGTCTATACTTATGCATAACACCGTAATAGAGCCTTTTCAAGAGATGTTAATAGATGCCTTTGATAAGATACTAGCTTTTAATGGTATTGCTTTAAATCTATACTTTAAGACGTTACAACCTTTGCAGTTTATAGACTTAGAAAACATACAAGATGTTGAAACTAGAGAAGAAGAAACGGGGGTTAAAATGGCACAACAATTTTCGGCTTTAGAAAGCTATGGAGAAGATGAAGATTTAGAAGAATGGGAATTAATCGACGAAAGAAAAGTTGATTATAATACAGAAACTGAACTTGACGAGCAAATTAATAAGTTAAACTCAAAGAAACAATCTTTATTGTCTAAGGTTTACAATTTTGTTAGTACGGGAACGGCAAGACCAAACGCAAAAAGCGAACAAGACGGGCAAAATAAAGAGGGTGTAGAATTTAAAGTTAGATATCAATATGCGCCTTTAACAATAAATACAAACGATAAAGGTACACAAACAGAGAGCAGAGATTTTTGTAAGAAAATGGTTGCAGCAAAAAAAATATATCGAAAAGAAGATATTGAAATGATGAGTAAAAACTCTGTAAATGAGGGTTGGGGGTTAAAAGGTGCTAATAATTACGATATATTTTTGTATAAAGGAGGCGGGGCGTGCCACCATTTTTGGATAAGAAAGACATACATGGCAAAAAGTGCTAAATTAAAACCAGAAGTAGGCAATCCAAATGCAGAAATAAGCGTAAATAAAGCAAGACAAGAAGGCTTTAAGCCAGAAGTTAACAGTATTGATGTGGCGAAAAGACCAACAGATATGCCTAAGAATGGATTTGTAAATAAAAATTAAATAAATGGCGACAGCATTATTCATTTCAAGAACAGATTTAGTAAAAAACACCATTGTAGACGGCAATGTAGACACTGACAAGTTTATACAATTTATTAAAATCGCTCAAGAAATACATATACAAAATTATTTAGGTTCTAAATTATATGATAAAATTAGTTTAGATATTGTAAACGGAACACTTGCAGGAGATTATTTAAGTTTAGTAAGCAATTACATACAACCTATGCTTATACACTTTGCAATGGTGGAGTATCTACCATTTGCAGCGTTTCAAATTAAAAACGGGGGTGTATTTAAACATACATCGGAAAACTCCGAGAGTGTAACAAAAAACGAAGTTGAATTTTTAGTTCAAAAACAAAGGGACTTTTCAGAATATTATACAAGACGTTTTGTAGACTACATTTGTTTTAACAGCACAAAATTTCCCGAATATAATACGAACCAAGATTCAGACATTTACCCAGACAAAAACACAAATCCTACTAATTGGGTTTTATAAAAATGAAAGATACATACAAACCAAAAGAGGCTAATATAAATTTATTAAAAGTTTATTTAACCTCTGTAAAAACAATAAAGTAAATGGCATACGCTAATAATTGGGGTAAAATATACGAAAGTTCTTATTGGGGTATTGGCGTAACTTCTAACCCTATAAGTTGGGGTATTATTTACCTAAACGATGCAAGTGGAGGAGCTTCTGAGTTAGCTAATAGATACGAGGAAAGAGTTGAGGCAGACGGCGGAAATGTGGAATCTAAAGAATGTTTAACACAAGATTATAGCGTATATAATTGGACTTATTACTTTAGAGTTACAGACGACGGCGGAAATGTAGAGAGTTTAGAGTGTGTGCCTATAACCTATTAATTACCCCTACATAGATACAAATAGAAAATGAAGATAATTTAACAACTTAAAATAAATAAAAAAAATGGCAATACCAAGCATAGCATTAATACCAGTAGGTGTTAAATTAAATAAAATATACAGTCAACTCCCTACTAATGGCGACGGCGATTTAACTTTTACGAGAGCAAATACAGCAAATAGGGTAAATAGTAGCGGATTAATTGAAAATGTAGCAACGGGCGTTCCTAGACGTAATCATGCAGATGGCGGTTGCCCTAGTTTATTACTAGAGCCTCAATCAACTAACTTAATTACCTATCCTTTATCATTTAGTAACGCATATTGGTCTAAAACCGGTGCAACAGTTGCAGGAGGCTTTTCAGCACCAAGTGTAGACAATCCTACAAGTGCTTTTAAGTTGGTGGAGAGTAGTGTTAATGAAAGACAACATATATACAACGTATTTACAACAGTAACAGGTACAATTTATACGCAATCAATTTATGTAAAACCAAATGGAAGGCTACTACAAATAACAGGTTCAACAGGTTTTTTATCTAACTATATTAACTATGATTTAGATAACGGAACTCTTGTTTTAACGAATGCTGCAACAGCTACGGCAACAATTAAATTATTATCAAACGGTTATTACAGATGTACATATACAGATGAAGCAACATTAGATTCTTCTGATTCAAGATTTATAATGTCGCTAATAAAAACTTCTACAAATTCAAGACTGCCTTTATACACAGGTGACGGAACATCAGGCGTTTACATATTCGGAGCACAATTAGAAGCGTTACCATACGCAACATCTTTAATGTTACCAGCTACAGAGGGTAGTACAGTTACTAGAGTAGCAGAATCAGCTTCTAAAACAGGGTTGTCAAATTATATCAATAGTCAAGAGGGTGTTTTGTATGGTGAAATAAAGGCTTTAAATAATAATTCTAACCAAAAAGCAATTACAATTTCTGGTACTTCTGATGACGATAGGGTTATGATATACTACACTGGGGCTTCTAATACTATTGGTTATATCGTATACGTTAACAATGTTACAGTATTCTCTGGATTAACTATATTATCTAACATTCTTGAATTTAAAAAAATAGCTTTAAAATGGAAGCAAAATGAATTTTCTTTTTGGGTAAATGGTGTTAAAATTGATGAATCTTTATCTGGAGTTACGTTTTCTGCTGGCGTTTTAAATAGATTAGGTTTTAATAGGGTAGGTGGTTCTTGGGCTTTTTATGGAGAAAACAAGGATTTAAGAGTTTACAAAACAGCGTTAACGGACTTAGAATTAATAACCTTAACAACTTTATAATATGAAAATAGGAAAATACGAGTTTAACTCAAAGAAACAAGCGGATTTAAAAATTAAAGGTTTAGAAGAAAACCACAATCACGCAATCGTTTTAATAGGTAATATTTTGCAAATAGAAGCAACTTACAACGATAAAGATAAATTAATAAAAGATGCTATTTATTCTGACAAATATGCTGTTGATGTTATGTGGCAGGGTATAGATTCACACCCATTTGGTTGGAAATCTTTTGCTGTTGAAATATCAGACGAAGGTGTACACGGATTTGCTGGTGTAAATTATCAAGAAAATAAAATATAATGCTATCTAAATTTATAGAAAACATAAGGGCAGACCACAAAGCGCATCTTATATTAGGTGTGCTAACTGGATTTCCTTTAGTGTTTTTCTTTGGAAATATAGGCGGTTTAATTGCTCTTATACTTTACGCTTTAAAAGAAATTGTTCACGATAAAATTTTAGGAAAAGGAGAAATGGATTTTTTTGATTGGTGGTGGAATAGCATCCCTGTTTTTCAATATTTAATATTATATAATTTATGAATTGCATAAAAAACGTAATTACAAATATTTTAGGTTTAATATTTTGGAGTTTGGCAGTAAAAGATGCTACAAGCCTAGAGCCATCAATTAGCTTTATATCTTCATTAGTTATAATTGGCGGCGCACTATTCCTGTTTAAAAATGAAACGTTAATTGATTTGATAAAGAAAGCAATCAACAAAAAAATAGAGTAATGACAAATAAAATACTACTAGAGGAAATTTTAAAAGAACAAAAGATACAAGCTCAAAAACAATTACAACTTTCTGCTGATTTCTCTAATTTTATGAATAAGCAAAGTGCTTTTAATCAAAAAATATCAAGCCTATTGTTTGTGGATTCTGAAACAAATAGAGATGGGTACTTGGCAAACCACGACGCTTTGGATAAAAGGGTTTTAGATTTAGAAGTGAAAAATAAAATAACAGCAGGAAAAGTTGCCATATCTATTGTAATAATATCTGCAATAGGTAGCGTAATTTGGAAACTAATATCAATACTAGACTAAAAAATGATTACAACCGTATCAAAAGAATTGTTAGACTTTTTAAAAGAGTTTGAGAGCTTTGTAAGTAAACCTTATTTATGCCCCGCTAAAGTACTAACTATTGGTTATGGTACTACATACTATTTTGATACAAAAAAGCGTGTTAAAATAGTTGATAAACCCATTAATGAAGATGAGGCTTTAAGATTAAAACTCGGTCATATAAACGAGGTGTTTGCACCTCTAGTAAATAAACTTTGTAGAGATGATTTAAAACAGAATGAGTTTGATGCTTTAGTTTCTTTCGTCTACAACGCTGGAGCGACTTATATTTCTAAAAATGGTACTAAAAAATACTACAATTTATTCCGAAATGTAAATACTAGATTAAGCGGAAAAGAAATGTTTAACTATTGGTCAAATTGTGCAGTAACAGGTGGAGGTGTAAGGCTAAACGGATTAATTAGAAGACGTAAAAGAGAGGTTGAAATGTATTTGAAATAAAAAACCCCTCCAAAATTGAAGGGGAAAACACATAAAAACACATGGAAAAATTATTACCAGCCCTCAAATATACAACATAAAATGAAACTAACAAACAAATCTTATATATTTTTACTATTATTTTTTTTTATTAGTTGTGTGGCTAAAAAGTCTACTATCGAATATAAAGAACGCATTGTTAAAGATACAATATACAAAGAACTTATTAAAACGGTATTTAAGCCAGTTAAAGAGGTTTTGTATGTAAATGGCCCGTGTGATTCTTTAGGCTTCTTAAAACCATTTGAAAAGACGTTAATAACTAATAAAACAAAGGTTAAACTATACAGCGATAAAAACGTTATAAAAGTTGAGGTTAATATTGATAGTATTATAGAACTTAGAGAGAAAGAATTTAAAAGTAATTACCAATCAATTAAGGAACAAAAGTCTGTGGATGTTGTTCGCTATAAGTACCCTATTTGGATGATAATTACTCTTTTAATTTCTGTTTTATTAAATGTTTTATTGCTTAAAAATAAGTTTTTATAAATCCATTTTCACATTGAAAGCGGTGTGACCTCCTATAATTATACCTACACCAATAGCTTCTTTTTTGCCACCTTGCATGTAACCCATTGCGTAAGACTTACTATCTATACCACAGCCAACTTGCATACCAAACAGAGCAGAAAACTTACCAAAAAACCATTCGGTGTACATTTGAGTGTGAAAATGACCACTTACAGTTGATACTATATCTCTTTTGGTTGCTGTTTTTGCCGCGCTACTCTTATCGCCGTGAATGTATCTAACACCATCAATATAAACTTCTGTAACAAAGTTCCAATTAGGCGTTTCTAGAACTTCTTTAAACTCTTTAATCCATTTACTAGGGATGTTACTTGATTGAGCCTTACGTACAATTATACGGTCATGGTTACCAAGCGTAACGTCTGCAATAGGAAATGCCTTATACCATTTTTTTAACTTTTTTATTGCTTTGTCTAGTTCGTACTGCCCGCCCATACCATCAGCGCTACTTTCGTGATAACTTGAATAATGGTTATCAATAATATCGCCAATAAAAACAACCTTATTACAGTTGTTTTCTGCGTATGTTTTTTTACAAAAGTCTAAGTAGCCGTCTAAACAAAAAGGCTCGTGCAAATCGCCTATACATAGCACTCTATTCTCTACTTTGGTAATCTTTTTATAAGCTTTTAAAACATTGTTTTTTAAGCGTGGTCTAAAATCTTTTTTTGTCATGTTTTTTTCTGTTTTTAATGATTGGCTAATATAGCTTTTTTTAATCGAATAGAAAAACTATCTTCTATTTCTTTTGGTTTAAAATATTTGTGCTCTTTTTCTAATTTTTCTATTATAGCTAAACGTATAAATTTGCCTACATCTATATTTAAAGATTTCATGTTTTTAAAAGTATTTAACATTTCTTTGTCTATTCTTATAACTTTAGTGTGTGTAAGTGTTTTCATGTAATTGTAATACTTTTACTTGTTATAATAGTTGTTATCTACAATTTACCCTTAGAGTAGGCAATTAATGCAGTTTCTAGCAAGTTATTAAAGCTACGGTGTTCGAGTTTGGCTACTGCTTTAGAATCTTTTAAAATCTTTTCTTCAACTCTTGCACTTATTGGTTGTTTCATATTATTTCAATTTCACTATTCAACTGCTCAACACTTGTTCCTTTTTGAGTTAAGTAGTAATTTATATTTCTTAAATTAACACCTGTTAAAGTTTGAGTTTTACTATATTCATTTATTATACCCTTCACCATTTCAGAAGGCATACCGTTTAATGTCATTAATCCATTACAAACTTTTTTACCTTTAATTATCCAGTAACTTTGAACATTTAAAGAGTATTTGTACGTGCGACCACCGCTTCCAAGCCTAATATCAAATAATATTTTCATAATATGTATATTTTAAGTGTATACAAATATAATACAATTTAAGTTAATAACCAAAAGATTTTAAAAGATTCTTTAAGTCGGGCAAAAAGTAGATAACACCGTATATAATTCAGTTGTGAAAAACAACCGAAACCATATACTAAACGTTGTAAAACATAGCCACTAAACAGGGCAACGCTTACTATAGCACTTTTCGCCATCCGTTTGTAAGTTACATACTTGGCAAAAATTGTCCTGTGGCAACGATTTTACAACACTAAATAAAAGCAATATTTCTTTTGCGGCTTCATCTAATGGTTTGTCTGCTATCTCAAAATCTATGAGTATACATTTAATTTTATCTATCTTTTCCATACTGCTTTTATTATTTCCGTTATGCCTCATTTTAAGAGGACTTGCAGAAACAATCAGTTTCAAATTCAAATAACTCTTGTTGTTGTTTTGAAAGTTTGTGTAAATCTTCTGCTTTTGTAAACGGTCTTTGTGCCATTTCAACTAATTCTTCAATGCTTTTATTTGTTCTTAAATCAAATCTTGGTATTTCTTCAGAACTATATTTTTGTTCCATTTCAAGCCACCATTTAGCACTTTCTGGATTTTCTTTTATAATTGTTAATCTCTTTTTTAATGACTTTTTAAAACATAAATCACAATTCCCTTCATAGTCTTTTAACTGTAAGTCAAAACTTTTTCTTTCCCACCAATTACGAATAAATTTGCTATCAATTTTTACTTCATCACATAATGGATAAATAACTTTTTCAATTTCAGCATTATTTGATTTTCGGTGCGCTTCATCGGCTCTAATTCCTATTACTTTAATAATATTGTAATCTTTGTAATTATCTCTTAAATAAGCATCGATAGGTCTTTGTTTCAATTCTCTTGTGCAATTTGAAGCCATATTATTAGGTAAAGGATATTTATTAAGCATCGCTTCAAATGGCTCTCCATTTCTTGATGCTGTTTTGAAGTCAACAATTGAATAAGTTGTTCCTTTACCTTTTTCATTATTTACTTTTGCCTCTAAATAAATCAAATTTAAATTAAATTCTTTATCGCATTTATCAGCAAATTCTAAAGTTTCTTCACGTTCTTTTCCAGTATTCATAAATACAAAAATGCAGTTTTTATAATGAGGGTGTTCTTGCATATACTTTGCCAAAAAAGCAGAAGTTCTACCACCTGAAAATAAAACCACGTACAAAAACGAGGCATAACACGTGCTATAAGAAATAGCGGGTTCTGTGCTTTCCGAAAGTTTATTAATATTATTTAAGTCTGTCATAAATTTAAAGTTTTGTGTTTTTAATCCGCTACTGCTCATAGCACCATCCGTTGTAAAACATAGCCACTAAACAGGGCAACGCTTACTATAGCACTTTTCGCCATCCGTTTGTAAGTTACATACTTGGCAAAAGTTGTCCTGTGGCAACGATTTTACAACACTAAATAAAAGCAATATTTCTTTTGCGGCTTCATCTAATGGTTTGTCTGCTATCTCAAAATCTATGAGTATACATTTAATTTTATCTATCTTTTCCATACTGCTTTTATTATTTCCGTTGTAAAACATTTAAAAAATGCTAGTACTCAATTACCACTAGTTTTTTACTTTTATCTTTCTTGTACATATGTTTTTGAAAATAACCTTCATCAATTCTCCTTTGCGCTTTTTCCTTACTATAAAAACCAGTTGCCCATAGTTCATTTGGGTAATCTTTGCTCATTACTTTGTACATTCTTTATTTATTTTTTTTAAACGTTTAACAACAGCGTATATAAAAAATTGCTAAGCAAGGTTGTTTTAATTTATTAATATGCTTATTTATAATTGTTTAGGTTTGTTAAGCAAGTTTTCTGCTTAATTAAGCAATATTTCATATACGCATAAGTTAGGCAACATTACTAATAACACATCTGAAAATAAATTATGAACATAGATGAATTTATGAATGACAAATCTGAAAAAGGATTTAATGTAAACGTTGGAAACGCTTTGTTAAGAATTTTAGAAATGT